ACCCTTTTTCGTGGCACAGGCTGGGGAATCAGTCCAAGCCGATGCGATCCGTGTTGTCCTTTGCCCCCTTTCCAGGCGGAAAGGACAATCATGAAAACCACAAAAAAGGAATGGCTTTACCCCCTCCGTAACCCGGAGAACCCACGCATGGTCGAATTGGTTCCGGTCTCTGAGAGCTTTTATCGAGCAGTCTACCCGGAAATCTGGAGAACCAGAAAACGAGAAATGCGCAGCGGACGCTGCGTTTGTACGAAGGGCGAGATTTGGAAATGCGATGCAGATTGCCAACTTTGCGAATTTCATAAGATTGGGAATCAGCTTTCGCTCGACTACGAGTTCGACATGGGTGATGGATCAATGGAAAGTATGGGAGACACCATTGAAGACGACGGATCTACACCGTTCGAGCTTCTCTATGAAAAGGAACTTCGTGAGGCACTTCATGCAGAAATTGAAAAACTTACCGAGCCGGACAGAACCATAGCAAAAACTATGCTGAAAACGAACTCATATGAGATGACAGCGAGAATCCTCAATCTTTCTAAATCGGCAGTCCGTTGGGGCTGGGAAGGAAGAATCTGTCCCCAGCTAAAAAAGCAATTGAAAAGATTTTTTTGAAAAACTTTTCGTTTTTTCCGCACGGAGGCCCCCAAAATGTCCAGATAAGAGTGAGGAGGAAAAAACCTCCTCCTGCTCTTTGACAACCGAATATACAGGATTCCAAGGAGTCCTTACCGTGGCCGAAAGGAAAAGCCGCCGTGCCTGGGCGCGAAGACCCCATCAGGGAGAGCGATAAACCAGGTGACGGACGGAGCCGCAAACAGCATGGCTTCGCAGGCAATGACCCATGGTGAGAATGATGAGACTTCCGTGATGAACGGCTCGCCGGTAGGCGGGATGTGCCAGCGGTTGGCTGAAAACTATGCCTTCTGAGACACATATGACCCTCGTTGCCACAAACAGTTGCGGCAAGAATGCTGCGAGGTACTTGGAGTCTTCCCTGAGCGCTATGCGCTCATACGTCGGGGGCAGAGAGAAATACGACGAGAGAATCAATTATTATCGACACTTTATGTGGCGGTAGAAATATTGTGCAGGAGGTTGAAATACACCTCCTGCATACCATTCTGCCGCCGACTATCAAGAGAGGAATTTGAAATGTCAGATATATCGAGAATCGACGAAGAGAGATACGAGTACTACCTAAACGAGCGGAAAGCATTTCCCGGCGGGGATTACGATTTCACCTTTAATAAGCGCTTCCTGATCTACCATGCGCCTGTGAAGGGTGCTACCACCTACTACGCAATAGACAAAACCACGGATTTGAGCACTCAGATCCTCCGCACGGAAAACGAGCCATTTGAGGATTACGAATATGAGCTGCTCATTCCGGATATCTGCCGCGCCCTGAATGGCGCAGGATACACCGAGGCCACAGTCATCAGCACACACAAACCGGATGTCCTGATCGACTCCATCTTCCGGGTTATCCTCCCTCAGCGCGGGTATACCGTCAGAGAGGAGCAGATTGCTCTTTGCAAAAAGATCTATGAAGGGCTGCGGAGCAAGTCGGTCAGCCTTTGCGAAGCTGAAGTCGGCACAGGCAAAAGCCTGGCTTATCTTGTCGCTGCGGTCCTGGTCAAATATGGGCCGTTCGCCGATCCCAGCAGCACCACTCCGATTACCATCAGCACGTCGAGCATCGAGCTCCAGAATACGATCATTAAGAAAGAGATTCCCGAGCTCTCGAAAATGCTCATGGAATATGGCCTGATCACCCGGCCTTTGAGTGCTGCTATCCGTAAAGGAAAAGAACATTATTTCTGCCGTATGCGTTTTGATGAGTTCTTTGACAATATTCTTCGTGCGCAGGATAAGTACAAGAAGGTCATTTCTTACATGCTGGATAAGCATATGGATGAGGGCAATATCCTCGACCTGGATCAGTATGAGCTCTCGAACAAAATCAAGGACAGGATCTGCGTAAAGAGCTGCTATCACTGCAGTTATAGCAGCGAATGCCGCTACCGGCGCTACATCTCAGAGGTTACGAACGATTTTGCGAACCTCGATTTCCAGGTCACGAATCATCATCTGTATCTCATGTCCCTGAGACAGCCGAGTCTCCTGAGGTATAGCGACTATGCCATCATTGACGAGGCCCATAAACTGCTCTCAGCAGCAAAGGACGTATTCGGCGCAAGGCTCTCCGCGGAGGTTTTTGCTCAGTATCTTCGGGCAGTTAAGGAAGATAAATACGTCCCAGGGAAAAGCATGAACTTCATGGACGGCACTGACAGAGTCAAAAAAGCCTCGGCTTCTTTGTTTGAGCAGCTCTGCGCCATCAGGGACAAAGCTGATTGTGAGATCGGAAACGACAGTGTTTTTTCACTTGATGAGAAAATGAAAAACACCCTCCTCGAGCTCCGCGAAAGCGTCGAGCTGATCGAAAGAAGCCGTCAGCACAGGCTCGGTAAGTATGAGAAAGACGGGCAGAATCTATTGAAGGATCTCTCATTCTTCCTTCGTTTTGCAAAGAACACCTATTGGATCGACAACAGCGTGGAGGGCAAAATCGCCATCCGCTGTGCACCCAGAAACATGACAGAGATCATGTACAATCAGCTCTGGAACAAATCCCGCAGCCATGTCCTGACGTCCGGAACGATGAGTGACGGAAGAAGCTTTGACTACTTCAAGAAGGAAAACGGCATCGCGCCTATGTCCGAAAGCAGAGTCCTGGAGACTTTCACATCATCCCCGTATAACTACAGGGATCATGCGCGTCTGTACATGCCGCAGGACATTCCTTTCCCGGATAACTCAGATACGTACTTTTGCGCCGTCGCGGATCGGATCGTGGGCATCGTAGATGCGACCTATGGCCATACCGCAATTCTGTTCACGTCTTACAGAGCCCTTACTTCTGTCTATGACCTGGCAAAGGATCGCCTGGCCAAATACGAAGTCATCCGAATGGGGCGTAATAACAAAAATGCCATTTCGGACTTCAAGCACTCCCAGAACGGTGTGTTATTCGCCGCAGGCAGCATGTGGGAGGGCGTCGACTGCATAGGCGATACACTCTCCTCGGTCATCATCGTAAGGCTTCCTTTCCCTATCCGCTCTGCTGCGCTGGAAGAGAAGAAAAGGGAATGCGAATCAATGCATCAATTCATCGCCGAATACGTGCTGCCGGAAATGCTGATTCGTCTTCGTCAGGGAGCCGGTCGGCTGATCCGATGCGAGACTGACACAGGTCTGATTTCCATTCTGGATGCAAGAGCCTCTGTAGGCAACTACATAGAGCAGGTAACCGTGGCGCTCGATAAGTACCCTCCGGTGTATTCCCTTGATGATATCCGGGCTTTCTTCCGAAAGGTGAAGCCGGATGCGTATTTCAGTTAATCATGTGGAGCCAACAAGTAAGCCCGAGCAATACTCGGGACCAGGAGCAGAAGAAAAATGCCGAGTACCTTTGGCTCTATCAGAAACTGGAGTATCTTCTCCGCAAGGGAATTATCAGCCAAAAAGAATTCTATCGCGGCGCACAGCGCTATCGAGAGCTTACGGGTGCGACTATGCATCTTTCCGGTTAAAACATCTGCAGCGACAATGGGAAATGTGTCTGGAGTGATAATTTTTCCGGATTCAGGACATTCCGCTGGACTTCGAAAAGAGGCCCGGTATAATGTGTGCTGAGCCTCAGCGAGGCTCCGAAACCCGGAAAAAATGTCCGCAGTGACACATCGGAAAAAGACACATAATCGTGCCAAATTACTCAACATCAAGCTGAAAACACCGGAAATACCATTCAAAACTATTCAAATTGTTGGCGGGGCGTTCCACCTGAAGTATAGGTGGAACCTCCCTCCCCTGGAACAGCGAAGGAGGTAAGCAAATGCCACGGGCGAAATTGATCACTCCCGGCACAAAAGCCAGCGTGCAGAAAAAGCGCGTGGCAGCTTACTGCCGTGTCTCGACCAACTCTGCTGACCAGCTCAACTCCTATGCCACCCAGATCAAGGTCTATACTGCCCTGATCGAGAGCAAGAGCGAGTGGCAGCTCGTAGACATCTTCGCGGATGAGGGCATCAGCGGAATGACCGCAGAGAAGCGCCCTGAGTTCCTGAGAATGATCCATCTCTGTGAGCAGCACGAGATAGACCTGATCATCACCAAGTCAGTATCGAGATTCGCAAGAAACGTAAAGGAAGCTCTGGAATACGTCCGCAAGCTGAGATTGCTCGGCGTAGGCGTCCAGTTCGAGAAAGAAGGGATCTCGACGCTTGCTCTCGGTGATGAGATGCTGCTGAACACGTTCTCAGCTATCGCGCAAGAGGAATCCAAATCCATCTCACAGAATGTCCGGATGGGCATCGTCCGGCGAATGGAGAGCGGCGAATACCTAAATGGTAATGCGCCGTATGGTTTTCGCATCGTAGATAAGGGCCTTGCGGTCTATGAACCCGAGGCCCAAGTCGTCCGGGAAATCTTCCGGAGGTATCTGAGCGGCTGGTCTCTGAGCGAGCTGGCCAGGGATCTCACAAGCCGGGGTGTTCCAACAAAGAACGATTCCTGCCGCTGGCGTCCAAGCAACATCTCCTACATTCTCTCAAATGAGCGGTATGTCGGTGATTGCTGCTATCAAAAATCCTTCAACGAAGATGACATCCCCTTTAAGCAGATTCGAAACCGTGGGCAGAAGGACATGTACTATGCGACCGAAACCCATGAGCCCGTGGTAGACAAGGATACCTTCGACAGGGCCAAGGAACTGCTTGAGGCACGAAAAACACAGTTTGGGAAGAATTCTGAACTGAATACCTTTCCTCTGACGAGCCGCATTCGATGTGCCGAATGCGGCTCGTACTTTCAGAGAAAGATCAGAAGCGGGACACCCAAATGGGTATGCTGCCGCCACTTCGAGGAATCCAGTGCATGTGACTCCTTCTACTACAGCGAAGAGAGGATATACGCCGGGTTCATGACCATGGTTAACAAGCTCCGCTTTGGAGATACAGATATCCTGGGCCAGACAACAGCCCTGCTTGGGCAAATGGTACAGGCTCAGAAAAGAAGAAATTCGGAGGCCGGTCAGATCAGCCAGACGATTGCGGAACTGAACGCCAAGGTCCTCATGCTTGACCAGCTTCGAGCTAAAGGGTACCTGGCCATCGACGTGTACCAGTCACAATCCAGGGAACTGCAGAACCAAATCCTCCGGCTCAAAGGCAAACGCCAGGATGCAATGGACTCCAAGCTGAGCAGCATCCTTCTGGAAATCACGGAACTGAGACAACACCTTGAAAAGCTCGATACTCCAATGGAGGAATTCGATGAGGAGCTATTCAGGAAGATCGTAACAGATATAACGCTCAATAACCGTGATGAAATGACCATCACGGTCCTCGGCGGACTGAAATTCACAGAGATCATTTAGGGAGACAGCCATGAAGAAAACAAGATATATCCCATATGGTTACACGGTGCGCGGCGGTCGAACCGTCATTGATCACGATGAGGCTGAGATCATCCGCCGGATATTCGAGGAATATATCAATGGCGCGTCGCTAAGGGATCTGGCTGATCATCTGACAGACGAGAGGATTCCCTATACAGAGAAAACCAGCAGCTGGGACAAATCCCAGATTCTCAGGATCATCAATAACATGCGCTACACCGGGAGCGGAGATTACGATCCCATCATTGATGAGGCCACCTTCGATAAGGCTCTGGCAGAGAAGTCAGCCCGGCAGCTTAACAAGCCCACGTCAGATTCTGCAGGAATCTCTGTACTTCGAGACAGAGTCCACTGCGGAAAATGCGGATCGCATATGTACCGGAAGATCTTCTCCAGCAGCAAGGTCAAAGAACGGTGGATCTGCACGAATGAAGACTGCGGATTCAGCGTGAAGATCAGTGACCAGGAGCTGCTCAGGAGAATCACCCTGATCATGAATCAGGCCATAGAAAACACTCAGCTTCTCGCCACGGCAGAAAAGAGACCTTACCGGACATCATTGGCGGTCGAAAAGCTCACTGGCCAGATTAACGCGGAGATAGAGAAGGAGGCGCCGAGCGAGGACCTGCTTATCCATCTTCTGAGTGAGACGGCCTCTCAGCTCTACAAAGAGTCAAATATCGGCCTGCAGCTTGCTGCTCAGGCCGCCCGAAAAAAGGCCGCACAAATGACACCGCAGGAGAATTTCAACTGCGGATACTTCGCTGAACTTGTCGATAACGTGATCCTCCTTGAGAACGGCGGAATCAAGCTGGCTATGAAGACCAAAGCAGAACTTGATGAAGGAAGTGCAAACAGTGGCAGTAACGAAGATACCGAAGAAAACGGTCACAGTAATTGAACCGAAGAAATCCCTTCTGGTCGACAAGGCAAAATATCGTCAGAAAAGAGTCGCCGCATACTGTCGAGTGTCCACAGACAGCAAGGAGCAGCTGACTTCGTATGAAAACCAGAAGAAGGTCTATTCGGAGCTGATTGCCAGCAATAAGGACTGGCAGCTCGCAGGGATTTACGCTGATGAAGGGCTCTCTGGAACGCGAGCGGACAAGCGGCCTGAATTCAACCGCATGATCAAGGACTGTCTGAGCGGAAAGATCGATTACATCATCACCAAATCCGTATCGCGCTTCGCCCGCAACACGGTCGACTGCCTGGACTACGTCCGAATGCTGAAAGGCAGAGGGATCGGAATCATCTTCGAAGAGCAGAATATCGATACTCTGAAAAGTGACAGTGAGCTCTACCTGGTGATTTACGCAGGCTTTGCTCAATCAGAATCTGAGTCGATCAGCAAGAACATTACCTGGAGCGTGCGGAAGAACTTCGAGAACGGAAAGCCATTCTTCATGTACAAGAAGATGCTTGGATACAGGAAAGGCGAAGATGGCTCTCCGGAGATCGTCCCCGAGGAAGCAGAGCTTGTAAAGCGAATCTTCAATATGTTCCTTGCCGGGCAGCCGGTCGAGGTGATTTCAAATACACTGAAGTCAGAAAACATCAAGATTCCCGAAAAAGAGCTTACCTTCTCAAAGGCCATGATCATGAGCATTCTGAGGAATGAGAAATACAGCGGCGACTGTATCCTTCAAAAGACCGTCACGCTCGATCCCATCTCCAAGACCCGGAAGAAGAACGAAGGAGAAGCTCCCATGTACGTGGTAGAGAATAGCCATCCGGCGATCATCTCCAGGGAACTCTTCAACAAGGTTCAGGAAGAACTCAGCAGGCGTAAAGCGCTGACTCCGCAATCGCGCAAAACCGCCTTGACTGCCTCCGGGAAGTACTCCAAATACGCACTCCGAGATGTTCTGATCTGCGCAGAGTGCGGCAGCCGATACCGGCGAGTTACCTGGACAGCTAAGGGAAAGCACCGTGTAGTGTGGAGATGCATCAACAGGCTGGAAAACGGAACGAAATTCTGCAAGGCGTCCCCAACTCTGAATGAAGAGGCCCTCCAGGCCGCGGTTGTGAGGGCTGTGAACAGCTTCCACGCCGTCGACGAGGAAACCTACCTCGCCCTCATGAGAGCGACTATTGGCGACGCCATCGGCCTGAACGGTGGATCTGACGAGATCGATCTTCTGAAGAGAAGGATAGAAGCCCTCAACAAACGAATGATGAATCTCATCGATGAGACCGTTCAAGCAAATGACAACCTGGACAGCCACGAGGAGGAATTCAAATCCATCTCAGATCAGATCGAACAACTTGAGAAAAGAATAGCCGCTATCCAGGAAAGCCAGGAGGATGATGAAACCAGGCAAGCTCGGCTCGATGAGATTCAAAAAGCGATCTCGGAGCGAAATGAAAACCGGGACAGATATGATGATGCAGTAGTTCGACAGATGGTCGAGTGCATCAAGGTCTTCGAAGGTGGAAGAATCCAGGTCATCTTCGGCGGCGGTTACATGATCGAGGAGCAGGTCTGAGAATCAGAGCTCCTCATCCAAGGGATCTTCGAGGCAGGCCTGGTCATCATCTTCCATACCCTCATCAGGGTCATAATCCTCCTGATCCGAAACATCTGAAAAGATTGTATTCTCCTTCGCATGCAGCCGGTTCATTGGCAGGCGGCATGCGGGGTTTTTCTTTTTGCCGTTATAGACGATGACCATCGCTTCAGCAATACCAATGGAACCGGGGCGTCTCTCTTTGCCCATTCTGGTAAGCGCCTTTATAGAGATTTCCCCGAGCTTCTCTTTGAAAATCTCATCACTCAGAGCGTCCTTATAGACCGTGATCATCTTGGCAATTGCGTTGAGCATATTTGCTGAGAACGAATTGATATCGCCTTCCCATGTTGCAAGGTCAAGGCGCAATACGCGGTTGAGAACATGATAACCGTATTTTTGATAGATGGCTTCAACGGTTGAGATGCAGCATATGACGCCAGGAGCTTTCGCATTGCCTAATTTGAGGCCATAGGATTCGACAAGATCACGGATCATCAACTGCTCCTGATTGCCTGCCTCAAGATTGCCCTGGAACACTTCGTAAGCAAGCAGCGGCTTAACGAACTTCTGCTGGTTTGCGAAAATATCTGCTTCATGAGTATAGCTGAGGTCATCATAAATCATGCACCATACAGGCGTTTCCCGCGAGCCCGACACCCTCGCCACGATCTCGATGGTGTGCTGACCATTGAACACATAGTTGATCCCGTCACGTCTGCTGACTTTCACGGGATTGATCTGATACAGATCAAAATTCTCTGCTGCACGCTCTATATGCGATGGAGACAGACTCCGCTGATACTTTTGACTGGAAACCAGGTTTTTGATTGGAATCTGCTCGAAATGAACATTAGGGACAAACCTTGCGAAGTCCTCCACTTTTATTCGACCTCCCGTATTGCAGAAAGAATGGCGTCTATTTGATCCTTGAGAGCGACCAAAACACTGGTTAGGTTCAGGCGAGCAGGACCTGAGGTTTTTGAAAAGTCTGCTGTTTCCTGAACGCGGGCGATGGAGCTCGCCCAGGAGGGTATAGTAAGAGCCAAGCCTGTAACTTCGGCATCCGGGTCATATATCGGTTGATCTTTTACAGAAGGAGCTGGAGTCCCATCTGGTTCTATGTTCGATTTCGCCCTTCGTATCGTCTCTCGGGTTTTGTTGTATTTCACGAAAGGCTCCTGACGCTTTTGCATCCTTCGGCCAACCTTATGCACTTCTTCTGCCGGGAGCTTAGATAGTTCTACGACATTCTCATGGGAAATCTTGTACCTTCCCGACAGGATGTTCGGGACTAGGTTTGGGTCCTTCTCCGCAATGGTATCAATCGCTCGGGAGTAAATCGCATACTTTTCTACGGTGCCATGGGAAATGCTGTTTTCTCTCGCTATTCTCTCGGCAGCGCCATATCTGCTTGCTGCCGTATCTTTTCCTGGCTCATCCGCCCCCCGATCCAGACTGTACTGATTGATGCCTGTTGGATTGTTTATGCGGGCCGCGGCCTTGATGGAGTCATATTGCTTCCCGATCAAGAATTTCCTCGTTTCTTCCGTGATGTTTCTTCTTCCTAACTGATTCGCGCAAATCCAGGCGATAGCCTCTTCCTGGCAGCTAAAATCCATTTCCTCAACGGCGAAAGGGATTTGATGCTTGGTGCAGATTCTGTATCTGTTGTGACCATCTATGATAAAGCCATTCCATGTGACTATAGGATCACGGCATCCGTCAGCGAGGATGTTCTCCTCGAGCTGCAGATACTCCTGCTGCTGCAGAGGACGGATCAGGTTCTTGAATTGTCGGTTGATCTTTAAAGCCCAAACTCTCTTTTCATCCATTGGAAGTGTCCCTCTGCTTGTCGAACTTCTGTAGTGTCTTCAGGGAGAACACGAGCATCCGTTCGGACGGCACAAAGGAGCCGGTCAATCGATAGGTGAAGCCCTTGTCCAGGTTACCAGCAATTGCGCTCAGTTCTCTTACAAAGGAACGGCTGTAGATCTCGTATGAACTATCGGAATCCATCCGAGCTTTCCTGATCCTGTGCACTGAATCACCGGGAATCTCAACATCGACTGCCCTGACAGCTACTTCAAGGTTATCCGGGTTTACAAGCAATTGGACCAATTTGGGTTCACCCATCATGCGAAAGGCGGTTTTGTGAATTCGGATACCCCACTTTTTCAAATCGACCGCCATCGTAACTGTGAGCTTCTCGTCATTACACAACTGAATGCACCTCCATCGGTATCTGGGCAGGCATCAACTCCACCTGCGGTAATCCCGCTGCCTCTGCTGCATCTCCGGCAGATTGCTTTTGGGGCTTATCCTTTATTGAGAAGACAGCATACCCGTCAAAAATGTTGATCTGCATGCTTTTCTTATGCTCCTGATACGAGAGACCGAATTGCCCCTGCCAGTCGGATCGATATACAGCCGTCTTAGAAACAGTGGGTTTCTGGCCCTCCTCGTAAATCCTCTCATATACTTCGGGAGAGTTCAGATCAAAAGCCACCAGATACTTGTCGTTGGCATGAATGATCTTGCCGAGGATCTTATAACGGTTGTCCGGATTCCACTCCATGAGGGAAAAGATCATCATGCTGAAGAGCTTTCCCGTGACCTGTCTGGGCTTCCGCTTTTTTGTGGCCCACTCAAAGGAATCCCGCGCCGTCTCGTAACACGGTTCAAGCGCAATCGTCTTTGTGTCCTTATTTACGAGGACCTGGACAAAGGCGACGTTTGGGAATCTGTTCAGGCACGCCACATTCACATAGACTTTGTTGTTGTTGAATGTTATCGCCGGCTCATTCAAGTGCGCGAAGAACTCTCTCCGTACAACCTGAAAACCGTCAAAGTCGAAGTCAGGTCCTGCTTCAATAACTTCATCATCCGGACTCAAAACCGGCGCATCAAATGCCGTCGGTGACTGAACCTGAAACTGAAATCCGGATTGCATCTGAGAGCCGTTAGGCATTCTCCATTCGTCCATTGTTTACCTCCCCAGGCATTACGCCGCCCAATTGATCGCTGATATATCTTCGAAGTTTCTCATAGCTGGTAACGTTCAGCTTTACGCCCGGCTCATAGAGACGCCCATCAATACGAAGTTTCCAATCCTGCTCTGTCATCTTCTCCAGCGCAGAATAGGACTGGTCCATCTCGTAATACGACTTCCCAAAGTTCAATACCCAGTCCTGCGGAATGGCTTTCACATGCTTACCGACAGAAAACAGAGGCTGCGACGCCGATCCGTTGCCAGGATCTTCGCCCTCAGAGACCATGTATGCCTTAAAGAAAGCCTCTGAGTTGCTCGTGTCAAAGATGTAAGCTTGTTCGCCTTCGTATTCAGCGAGATAACCTATGATGCGATACTTGCGCTCCTGGTTCCAACCGAATAGCGAGAAGATCGTCCCCAGGAAGGCTGCACCGGAGATCGTGTACGGAGCCAGCTTTCCTTCCTTCATTTTGGAGATGTAGACTCCGCTGCGGTTCAACGGTGTGGTTGGACGAACAGCGAATTTCCCTTCGACCGGATTGACCAGCAGCTCAACGAAGTTTCGTTTCCCAAATTTGTTTGCGCACTCGGCGCCGAACTTGATGCTTGAGTTTGTAAAAGTCACTGAGGGCTGGTGCTTCGTCTCAAACAGCTCCGACCGAGCTATCTCGAATCCCCGGAAATCGAAGTCCCCGGCGTTGACCTGAACTGTTGACTCATCGGAAGCCGCCTGGGGCTGATTCTCGCAGTTTGCAAGCTCCGGGTATGCGCTGCGGCAGGCATTCAGATAATCCAACTCTTTGAAACCGGACCATCGGGGATTGATGACAACGAAACCTTTCAGGATGCCGCTGTCGATCACTCGAAGTTCCGGGAGGATTGATTTGTTTCCGTACTTTGCGTTGTCCAGCATTCTCTGAACGGCATTGAAATCATCTCGTGATACGATTGCCTCGTGATGGTCCAGATAGTGAGTTTGAGGAACATACCCATGATTAGGAACAACCTTGTGCGTCTTATAGTCCAGGGTGCGGGTCTTCCTCGTGAGCACGTCTCCGCAGTGACGCTCATTGCGGAGGATGGACAAAACACCGCTCGAAGTCCAACCGATTTTCCCGCGATAGCACCTTCGCTCAAGGGCAATCAGGGTGTCTGCTATCTGCTGTGTAGAATAGCCATACAGGTACATGTAATACATGAGCTTGACGGTGGGCGCTTCGTCGGGATTGATAATCAGCTCGCCATCCTCATCATGCATGTACCCGTAAAGCTTAGGCGTGAGTGGGATTCCGTGATCAAGCCTCATCCGCAAAGAAGCCTCCATGCTTCTGCTTCGGATATGTGACTCTTCCTGCGCCATTGTCGCTTGAAAAGTCAGCGCCATCTCGTTTTCATCGTTCAGTGACATGAGATACTCTGATTCGAAGAAGATGCCGACAGGCGGATTGAGACTCGACAGTTCTCGAACAATGGAAAGAAGGATCTCGACATTCCTCATCAACCTGGAAACGGTTTTGGTGATGATAAGGTCGATCTTCCCCGCCTTGCAGTCGGAGATCATTTCAAGCAGCCCATCTCTGTGCTTCAGAGTAGTTCCGCTGATTCCCTCATCAGCATAGATGTGAACCAGAGTCCAGTTATTGTGACGCAGGACGTATTCCTCGTAATAGTTCTTCTGAAGCTCAAAGGATGTCGTCTGTCGGATGTTATCTGTAGACACACGCACGTACACGGCCACCCGCTTAGGGACATTCTCGTCGTAGAAATCCTCCTTGATGTTCTTGCCGGGAATATGGATAACCTTGTCCGGATCGATCTGCGGGCGGTACTTTCTCTGGATCTTTCGCTTCTTTTCTTCTCGAATATACCTGCCCTCGCTGTCAATCATTGAACATCACCTCCTGCAGACAATGCAGCCATTGGCTCATCGTCGTCATCGTCTGGCAGCGGCGTCCAGTCGCCCGGAGGGAAGAACCCCTCATCCCGCAGCGAGGCTTTGTAATATGACGCCAGCGTATAGATGTCCTCAGATATGAAATACATCCCAACTGGCTTCTTCAACGATGCGAACAGCCTGGCGACGAAGGTGATCTCCTTGGGATCACTCGACACATTGGAGACTTTCTGAGTGATAATCAGATTCACTTTCTCGTCCATGCAATCCTGAAGCAATCGACACCAGTCGGGAGCGTTAGTCATCATTGGAGCAGTAGCACCGCGGTCTATGTAATAGTCCACGAGTTCCCAATTTGGGCAGAGGGCAAGCGTGTCGTTATACCGCTCTATGTGTCTGTCGAGATAGTCCTCGTAGCTCGTCTGATTGAAGTAGCGGATGTAAATCCCAACCTTGAAATGTTTTGCCGGGTTAGGCCGCTCATGGCGAATGCTATTCAGCCAAACCTTGTGATCCGCCAGCCTGCGATCCTGATCCAACTCGCCGCCGAAGAGAGTGGAGTAATATGGCTCATCTGTCTCAGCCACAGCCTGATCCCTTTTGATTTCTAATTCTTCACTCATGATTGACTGCTCCTAAAATGGTATTTCCACTGAACAAGCTGTTGCGCTGCCAGCTCTTCTGTGGTAGAATCCCGTCCGTTGGGCTTTCCAAACCCAGCCTACATAGCGCGGTCGGGAGAGATGATTGCTTTGATACAAGAAGAATGGGAGAAGCTAAGTAAAAGCGAAAAGCGGCGGCAGCTGTTTCTCACTCAAAAGCAAACCTTGTGTTCATTCCTTGAGCACGGCGCTATAAGCCAGGCTCAGTTTGATAAAAGCTTTGGAGATCTGATGGACAAGATGGGCTACGATGAAAACGGGAACCCCTGCCCAGTGAAATAGCTTGATTAATTGGGATGTACAGTATTTGACGGCGCTGAAGAAAGTATAAGAAAAAGCAAAATAAAATGGAAATACCCACCAGGCCGAATGTCTCAGCCTGGTGGGTACAATTTTTGCAGTTTTCAGTTTTCTGAGGACTGCGCCGCTTTTTTCAAGGCGACTTTTAAGTCCTTCGCCATCTTGAAGATGGCTGAAATCTCTTCCGGAGAGCAGTCACTTATGAGGGCATCAAACTCTTCATTGTTGATTTTCCTTGTTTCCGGATTGGACGCCCGGAGGAGCCAGTCCGCGGATACCTGAAGCTCGTCTGTGAGCTTGTACAGCACATCGACGCCAAAGTTGATCTTCCCGGTTTCAATAGCACTGAGATGGGACTCAGAGACATCTATCCTGTCTGCCAGTTGACTTTGCGTGAGGCCCTTCTCTTTCCTCGCTTGTCGAACACGATTACCGACGTCTTTCAAGTTGGAATTCAAGCGCCTCACCTCCTCGTGCAACCTAAATCGTAGAAGTTTTTATCATGATATCCAAAATAGCAGAAGTTTTGAATAGTCGATTTAGTGTGACACACTAAATACGATATATAATCCCCTCGAATATTTTTGAGAGGGGGTGGTATATTTGGTGAACTATTCGCAATTGGGCGAGCGCATTCGAGAATTCCGAATCCTCAAGCACATGTCCCAGGCCGCACTTGCCGAGGCGGTTGATGTCTCTACAAACCACATCAGCCGAATCGAGCTGGCCGAGCGAAATCCGAGTCTGGACATTCTGATACGGATTTCCGAGGTGCTGAATGTCCCCGTGGATACGCTGCTGGAAGATGACAAGTTCGATGAAGACAGCGTTTACCTTCAGAAGATGAAGACTCTCCTGCACAGCTGCAGCCCGGACGAATGTCGGCGGATCTACGAACTGGTTCTGGCCTACCGGTTCGTCTCCGATGACAAAAACAGCCAACCGTAATTGTACAGGGCATGCAGACATTTTCCCACGCACTGCCTGGCTGAATGCATAGGCTTGGCAGGTATGAAATCCCTGCATTCCTGGGCTCGCCACCCATGAATGCAGGGATTTTCAGTGAAGCCAAATTCCGATTGTCAAATACGTCTTGACTTTTGGTAGCATTTTTGCTATCATCATCATAGAAATAGATAGGAGCGTGCTCTGTGTACAACATTGAGTTTTACAGCACGGCAGACGGCAAGTCCGAGCTGTGGGAGTTTCTGGACGAACTGCAGCAAAAGGCGCTGACCAACAAGGATGCGAGAATCCAGCACAAGCAAATCGTCCAATACATCCAGCTGTTAGAGGATCACGGAACTCGTCTTGGAGATAATATTACCAAGCACCTAGACGAGGACATTTGGGAACTACGACCGGGGAACAACCGTGTATTGTACTTCTACTTCCGTGACAACACATTCGTGCTGCTGCATCAGTTCAGAAAAAAGACTCAGAAGACTCCCCCGCGGGAGATAGCGAGAGCGAAAGCTGAACGAGATGACTGGCTTTCAAGAAAGGGGTAACTGAAATGGCAAACTGGACCGACTATAAGAATCATGTTAGGGATACCAATCCTGAAATCGCTAAAGATATTGATGAGGCTGAAGCGGTTTCTAAAATCGTCGGAGCCATGATTGAACAGAGACACAATCTTGATCTCTCGCAAAGAGAACTTGCAGAGAGATGTGGCATCCCTCACTCGTCTGTTGCCCGTATCGAGTCCGGGAAATCGTCTCCGAATCTCAGTACGCTTCTGATTCTTTGCGACCAGCTTGGCTTAACGTTATCCGTTGAGCCGAAGACAAATATGGCATAAAGGAACGGGCATCGGCGTATCGCTGGTGCCCATCTTTCTACAAGGAGGTTTATCATGGAGAAGTTCATACCGTATGCGAAGCTCTCAAAGAAGAAAAAGAGAGAGCAGGATGCCCGGCGGCGAAACACCTGGGAACTGAACCCGGTCACTCGCAAGCCGATGAATCCGAAAGCGTATAACCGCAGAAAAGTACGGAAGTGGAGTTTTGATGATTCCTCTTCCGTACTTTTTTGTTCTGAAGCCTGGTAGCGGCGCATGAATGGCCAAAGCCATTGGGGGCATTACCGCAATTCCTGAAACTTTAATTGGCCTCAGGTACGGACAAAAACAGGGCTATGCAGTTTTTCGAGCGGCAAAGGACTATACAAAAAAACCGCATGATTACAGGCTTCTTTGAGCTTTGGCCCTCATCCATTTTTATGATTTCATCTGAAACTGTTATGATTTCGCGAAAAGCGAGATTTCCATAAATCGACTCTGTATAATATGTGTGGATTATCAGATATCCCGACCTAAGCGAAATGGAGGGAAACATTGAAAGTAATAGTTCGTAATATGATCCGCTGCAATCACTGCGGAGAAGAGATAGAAAGCACATATACCCATGACTTCAAATGGTGCTCCTGCGGTTCCTGTTTCGTCGACGGCGGTCACTCTTATCTGCGTCGGGGCTATGTTAGATCGCCGGATGACTACACCGATCTTTCGATAGTTGAAGATCGTGCTGATAATAATACTGCAGGGAGTGAATCCCGTTAGGAGGAACATCATGAAACAACCACAAGTTAGAAGATACCTTCATTGGCTTGGAGAGATAAACTACTACGGAAACTTTATTCCAGCCTACGATGAGAAAAGCTGTCAGCTGATAGATGAGTTGTTTGAACTGGTCATGAAAATACGCCCTGTCTCCAGCTCTAAAGAGGGTGTCCGCAGCCTCTGGTTTACAGCTGAAAGAGGGACATTTGAAGAGCTGGGTGATCCTGAAGAAATCGCATATACCCACGGCTTTGACAGTATTGAAGAGGCTAAAGAGGATTGGGCCTGGCAGTATCCCGATGAGGTGGAGTGGTACCAATTCCAGGCCGTTGAGCTGCCGAAAGAGAACTATCGCGCTGTGATGCTCAGCCACGAGCATGTCATTGTCCAGAGCGACAGCCGCGAAAAATACTGCGAGCCGTATGATATCAGCGAGTTCGTCCAGTGGCTCATCGAAAGCACAAAGAAGTGTATCGATATGCTGAAAGCCGGAACTTATAACGAGTTTGTGCGTAAGAATCTCCCTCCCCAGCATAAAGTTGGCACCATATCTCGGAAGGACTTCTGGGATGTTTGGCCAGAGCACAGGGAGAGCTTCTTCAAGGATATCTCTCGCGAGGATGTGGAGGAGTTCTGCCGCCTGGCATACGCTCAAGTTGATGATCCTGCCAGCTATCACAAAAGGCTGAAAAGCATGACCGCTAACGACTTCTATCGATTCTGCGCCATGGGTTATGCTGCCAACAACTACAAAGGCTGCGATAAAACTCCGAAAGAGCAGTATTACATGCACGCGGATGGTCGGGATAACGAGCTGAAGGAAATTGACGGAGATTCACCGGAAGCCTTTCATGAATGGCTGCACGACCGTACACACTGGGGTGGGCATCCATGGGAAATCATGCGCGGTGGCAACTCCACCCACGTTTCTCTCCTTATACGGGAAGATAAGGACGGCTATATGCTTGAAGCTGCCGGAGATGCTGAGACCAGGACTATAGAAACTGTCAAGATGTATCTTGCCCTCTGCAGATCTGGTCTCCCTGTTTACCTGAATGAAGCTAAGGAGCTTGCCGACAGGATGCTCGAAAAAGAAGAGATCGGTATAGTCCCGGAAGGTATTATCCCCGCATATTGCGAAAGCTGGTTTCCTAACCAGAATATAATCGACTTCATGAATCTGCCTTACGAAGACCGGGAGGAGTTTCTTCCTCGCTGTAAATGGTTTGATGAGGAGGAAGTGAAGCTGATGGACACTTCAGAACAAGGAGGTGAGTGAAATAATTTCTAAAGAACTATTCTGCCAGACAATCCGGATGATCCAAGCGCAGCAGGAAATTGACGAAGCGTTTAGCAAGGCACTCCAGACCGAAGGAAACGGCTTCATTGCCTTCGGCGCAGAGAACAAGTATTTGCTTGCACTCCGAGATCTGCTCGCAGTGGTTATGGGTGACGAGTATGACTACATCGAGTGGTGGTTATATGAAACAGATGACTATAGGGTTTGGTCTGAAGACGAAAATAGAGAATGGGATCTGACGGAGCCTGGGGCCCTGTATGATTTCATTGTGTCCCTGGAATGAGGAATTGAATCAAGTTCTATTGCATGATATAATTGGAGGCCTTAATGAAAGGGAATATTCATAAGAAGATGACGAAGGAAGACAAATTCGACCGGAAGTTCGCGTGCTGGGTTAAAAACTGCAGAAAAGCCTGGCGATGGAATAAACGTCAAGCCCGCCATCTGTTCCGAATCAAGGCGGAAGAGGAACTAAGAAATAGTATTGAGCAGCGTGATTAATCTTTGATAGTAATTGAGCCTATCGCAAAGGAGGTGGCACCATGGAAAATGAACTGAATATCGAGATGGCACAGAAGGTTGCCCAGGCGGTAGCGATCCAAAATGGTACCACCTATTATGTGGGAGGCTATGTCAGAGATCAGCTTAGAGGTGTCAGCAACAAAGATATAGATATTGAAATCCACGGCCTGACGCCAGACCAGGTGGAGAGTATTCTGGACTCTCTCGGCCAGCGTCTGGTTATGGGTGAGAGCTTCGGCATCTATAATCTCAAGGGCTACGACTTGGACATCTCCCTCCCTCGGAAAGAAAATGACAGAGGGAAAGGTCATGAGGATCTGAGCGCATGCGTCGATCCGTTCATCGGTACATACAAAGCTGCTCTTCGTCGCGACTTCACTATTAACGCCATGATGCAGGATGTGCTGACTGGCGAGGTGCTGGACTATTTTGGCGGAAAACAGGATCTTGCCAAAAAGGTCATCCGACATGTCAACGACACCACCTTCGTAGAAGACCCGTTAAGAGTCATCCGTGCAGCGCAATTTGCAGCCCGCTTTGGATTTACCGTATCGGCAGAAACGATAGGGCTCTGCAGACAGATCGATCTCAGCAGCCTTCCCAATGAAAGAGTTCTCGGAGAGGTCAAAAAGGCACTCCTAAAATCAGATCGTCCCTCTGTGTTCTTTGAGACGCTGAGGCGTATGAATCAGCTTGATCCTTGGTTTACAGAGCTCAAGCCGATGATCGGAACACCTCAAAATGCCAAGCATCACGCTGAGGGCGATGCATGGGTACATACCATGATGGTCATTGATGAAGCGGCCAAACTAAAAGACCATGCTCAGAATCCGTTCGGATTTATGTTGGCAGCCTTGACGCATGATTTTGGCAAGCCAGTTGTAACTGAAGTTGTGAATGGGGAGCTGCACGCCCTAAGACATGAGGAGGAAGGGTTACCCATTGCCAGAGCATTTATTGCAAGACTTACGAATGAGGAAGCCGTTTTGGAATATGCCCTCAACCTGGATGCTCTGCACATGAAACCTCATATTCTGGCCGCAGACAGATCCTCGAAAAAAGCCACCAGTAAAATGTTCGATGAAGCGATTGATCCGGAAGGTTTGATCTATCTTGCCATTGCCGATGGCTTGGGCAAAATCCCCCCAAAAGAGCCAGAAGAACCGCTGAAATTTCTTCATTCAAGGCTTGCGTATTTCAATGAGATCATGTCGCGGCCCTATGTGATGGGCAGAGATCTGGTAGAAGCCGGTATCCAGCCAAGCAAGAAGTTTTCGGAATACCTGACTCTGGCGCATAAGATGCGCATCGCGGGCGTCAGCAAGGAGAATGCTCTTCGGCAGGTACTCGCAGCCGCCAGGAAGGACGGTCAGTTGCCCGAAGAGATTACTGAAGCCTCCGATGAGGAGGTCATGGCTGTCGCAGAGCGGATTCTGGAAGAGCACAGGGCAGCGTTCGAAGAGCTGGCAAAATAAAAGAAGGTTTGACTATGACAATAGCAGAGATCAAAAAAATGATCGCAGGCCCAGAATATGAGTTCCTGCGAACAAATGAGCACCTAGGGAGCCGGATCATGTTCCTGACTCTCGGCGGCAGCCATGCCTACGGGACAAACATCGAGACTTCCGATGTAGATATCCGCGGCTGCGCATTGAACAGCCGGTCCGATATCCTCGGCCTCACCAGCTTTGAGCAGGTGGTTCACACCCAGACGGATACCACCGTGTACTCCTTCAATAAGCTGGTTACTCTGCTCCTCAGCTGCAACCCCAATACGATAGAGATGCTCGGCTGCAAGCCTGAGCACTATGTCCGAATCACCCCGCTTGGCCAGGAGATGATCGATAACCGAAAGCTGTTTCTCTCCAAGCGGGCAATCGCTGCATTCGGTGGCTATGCCGACCAGCAACTCCGGCGTCTGGAGAATGCAATCGCAAGAGACGCGTTGCCCCAGGCCAGGCGGGAGGAGCACATCAAGAAGTCCATGGAAAACTCCATGCAGGCTTTCGAGCGCAAGTATACGCATTTCCCCGCGGGGAGCATCAAGCTGTATACCGATGACAGTGAACGGGATGACTTGGACCGAGAGGTGTTTGCTGACATTACCCTCACGCATTTCCCGGCAAGAGAGTTCCACAGCATGATCAACGATATGACGAATATCATCGGAACCTATGAGAAGCTCAACCACCGTAATCACAAGAAGGACGATAATCACCTGAACAAGCACGCAATGCATCTCATCCGGCTTTACCTCGTGTGCCTGGACATTCTTGAGAAGGAAGACATTATCACATATCGCGAGAAGGACCATGATCTTTTGATGAGAATCCGCGGCGGTGAATTTCTGAACAGCGATGGAACCTATCGCCAAGAGTTCTTCGACATGGTTTCGGATCTGGAGAAGCGCCTTGACTACGCAAAGAAAAATACCTCCCTCCCGGATGCTCCAGACCAGAAACAGGTTGAGGAGTTTGTCATGCATGTGAATGAGGAAGCTATAAGGACCTAACCAAAAAATCCCCTCGAAATCGAGGGGATTAAACTTGCTTATCCTATGACTGCACCAGTATCTCGGTCATCTGAGATGCGGTATGCTCTTCCCTTTGAGGTTTACGCCTAAGAGCGTTCCACCAACCGCGATGAGGATCAGCACAACCACATCAGAGTACTTGGCGAGGTTATCCAAGAACCCTTTGTTGGCTAGGTCGTGCGCAGACATCTTGTCTGTGACGTCCACCATCAGTTCTGCAAAGCAGCGCCGATCCTCAGGGGAAACACCCTCCTGTTTCGCTAGAGCGTCGAGGGTGCGGAGCGTAACCATGTAACCTTCCATTACAGCTTGATTGCTCTTGTCGTTTTCCGCCATGATGCTGGTCGAGATCTCTTTAAGATGAGATACCATAGCCTGAGCATAGCTACTAAATGCGGGGAACTGCTCAATAGCCTTGACGGCCACATCTTTGTCCATGTACGGTATCGCTGATACGAATTCGATGAGCTTGTCTTTGCCGATGTTGCGAAAATCGGTCACATTAAACATTTCCTTGACTTCCTCTGCGGACAGCAGCTGCTTTGCCATAGGCAATACCTCCATATAGTGTGCGCATGGTATTGGGGAGGACGCTGTATCTTCCCCGGCGCATGGGGAATAATATCACCGCAGCAGTTTGAAGTCAAGAGTTTTTTGATTTTTCGTATAAAAAATTCAAAAACAGCAAAAACTATTGACATTTGCCGGGCAGCAGCATATACTAATAAGCGTAATCATCGCAGAAATGAGGAAACAATTATGGGTAAAGCTATGATCACCAAAGAACACAGCAAGAACCTTCCTTTCGTAAGGATTATGAAGGCAGAACTTATAAACTTTAAAAGCGTCCACAATGGAACCATTGAATTTGACTGTAGTAAGCAGTTTGTCCCTTATGATACAAAATCTGATATTTTGGGAATCTATGGTCAAAATGGCTCAGGCAAAACTGCGTTTATTGAGGCGCTGGCAATTCTTAAGCATTTAATGTCCGGTTCAAGCATACCCAGCGTTTATGCTGATTGTATTTCTTCAAATGCTGCATATGCAGAGATGCATTTTACTTTTGACCTCCAGTACCGCGATGGAGAGCAAAGAGACGCCTCCTATTCTTTTAAACTTGAAAGAATTGCATTATCAGAGGAAGAAATCCAGGAAGCATATAAGGATGCTCCTCCTGAGGTAACAATACCAAAGGAAGAGTTCAGACTTCGTGCTTTCGATGAGGTTATTAAGCTGTCCTGGACCGACGCCGATGGTAACAGAAAGAACAGGCAGAGAATATTCGATACGCAAACTGAACGATACGCGTTTGGCCCAAATGATAAGCGTAAGGAGATTCTTGGTGAAGATAAGAAAGCAGCTCGTGATCTCATTATTGAAAAAGAGCTCTGTAGCCACCGTTCTAAATCCTTTATCTTCTCGTCCAGGACACTCGAGCGTATTGACGATTGCGGAACAGATACGTTGTATTATCGCGTACTCCTGGAACTGCGTCACTATGCACGGCATTATTTTCATGTTATTGACACCAAGTCGTCTGGGTTTATTCGGTTGAATTTGATGCTTCCGATCTATACCTTGTTTGGCCAGTTCCCGTTTAGCATTCGAGAAGCAAATGATATCCCTGAAGACGTTTATACAGAAGTAGAAAAAGAGATTAATAAGATCAGCGCTGTGATTTCCCAACTGGTTCCTGGACTATCAATCTTCATGAATGTTATTGAGAAATCCGTGGATAAGGATGGAGATACGATAAACCGCGTTGTCTTAATGGCACGTCGAGATGGTGTCGATCTTCCTATCCGAGACGAGTCTGACGGCATTAGGAAGATTATTTCTGAATTGAGTCTTATCATTGCTGCGTATACTCAAGGCTCTGTTACCGTTGCTATCGACGAATTTGATGCGGGCATTTTTGAGTATCTCCTTGGCGAGATTCTTCAAATCCTTGAAGAGTCTGGAAAGGGCCAGTTTATATTCACATCTCATAATCTTCGCCCACTAGAAGTAATCGATAAGAAATTCCTCTATTTCACGACTACAAATCCTGACAAGCGGTATGTCCACTTGAAGGGAATTGGCGCAACTAATAACCTAAGGGATACGTACTTCCGGGAAATCTTGCTGGGAGAACAGCCTGAAGAAATCTATAAACGCACCAAGCGGTTTAAGATAGTCGCTGCTCTCAAAAAAATAGGTGAGGAAGAGAAAGAAGAGGAACGGCGGCTTGCTGAAGCAGCAGAAATGGAAGAAGATTAATGGGAAAGAGACCAAAGAGACAAGTCATCCTGTTTTTGGTTGAGGGAGATTCGGAAAGGCTAGCTCTCAGAGATCGAATCGCCGAATTCTATGATAACGTCGATGAATCCTTGGAGGTCTTCTTCCCAGAGCTTTTCCTGCCCGCTAATGATCCCTCTGATCCAACGGCGAAAATTGAAACAGGCGGAGATATTACCCAAAGGTATGACGTGTACCCCGGAAAATATGATGAAAAGATATATGAGTATTTTTTGAGGGACTTCTTCGATATCGAGCACTTGCTTCCTAAAGATGTCACTAAAATTGTCCAGCTCGTCGACATGGATGGAGCCTATATTGACGATTCGTTGATTACGGAATGTGACGATCCTTCAAGCAATTCTAGACCTGTGTATGGAGAATCAGGCATTGTATGTAAGCGGCCGAGTTCTCTTCTTGGCAGGCACAAAAGAAAAAGGTTAAATCTTGACTATCTAAAGACAAAGGAATCAATAAAGATCAAGCAAAAAACGGTTCCTTTTTCCGCCTATTTCTTTTCATGCAACCTGGATCATTTCATAAACCATACCGCAAACCTCGATGGACGAGAGAAAACCAACTGTGCTGAAGCTTTTTCAAATGGTTTTATTGGTAATCCGGAAGGCTTTGCAAAATTCTTTATCGATGATCCGGACGCTATACAGGGAAAAACATATAAAGAATCGTGGGATTTTATAACAGAATTAGGTTCGTTGGAGTCGCTACATAGGCACACGAACATAAACATACTGCTGGAAGAACTTCTATGAGAAATGCTATAAAGTGGTCGGTTTCGACCACTTTATAGCATCCACAATCCAGACATTTTGTCTTTCATTTTATTAGGAGGAAAAAGGCTTAGTGAGCAAACAGGTTTATATCAGCGCAGATTATTCGGAAGACTCTGGAGATCGTAATGTCGTAGAAGAACTGATCCGATGGGGAAAAGATAGTCAGCATGTAACTGATTTTATCGATATGTCAAAAGTGTCGTCGGGTAGTGTCTCAAATGATCCGGATTGCAGGATATGTGATTTGAAAGCCGAGTTTAACCGGCAAATCAATGCGTCTTCTGCCGTAATAATAGTCGTTGGGGATAAAACTGCCTGCCGGACAGCTGGAAGTGCATGTGATCGCTGTACGAAAGAACAATGGGCTTGCACATGCACTCCATATAAACACAATAGTTCTGGGGCGAAGCCATGCCGCGTAGCTCTGACGTCAACTCCCGCTCCCGACGGTGACTTTGGAAACATCAATGCCTGTTCCTATATCGAGCACGAATTTAGGCAAGCTCAAAAGAAAAACAAGCCTATTATTGTTGTTTACAACTCGATATATTATCAACCGAGTTGGTTGCCTAGTTACATGTCTCATTACGAATCAGTAGCTCGGCCTTTTTGGGTTAGGAATTCTCTCGGATACAGGGTTGGCAATTACTCGTTCATAAAGCAGGCGTTGGGATATGTGTAAAGTATTAAAGCGCAGTTCAGTATTGTCGGTAAGCCTGATTTCCTTTCTTTTTACCGTCATTCCAGAGTCGGTCTTTTCGGAAATCACGCTTCTTCCCGAGAAGTATAGTTTACCGACAAATACAATCCTTGTCAGGATACTGGTTTGCGCCCTTGTTTTTGTCATATCCACGGCTGCAATTGCGGTTTTTTATGCGCTCAGACGTTCGGTTACAATCAAGGGAAGTACCTATTCTGTCGTTGTTGAATATGGCGACTTACTAAGAAAAAAGAAATGCAAAAAAGTCATTCCATTTGATGAGTGCTTCATAACCAAGGTTGGTGAAGCTCCCGACGAAATAAAAGCCAACTCGGTATGCGGCCAATATTTAAAAAACCACCCCATGACGGACGAAGACATCACAGAGATGGCCTTGAAAGCAAGTCTTCAGCCTTTGCCAGATAGCTCCCGTTATGATGGTAGGAGAAAGTATCAATTGGGCCGAGTTTTGGTGTCTGACGACTATCTTCTAATGGCGTTTGCAAAGCTTGATAAAGATGGTCTAGGATATATGAATCGCGAAGAGTATCTAACCTGCCTATCGACTCTATGGGAAGAGGTTGACAAATACTACGGGCAAACAGATGTCTGTATTCCGATCCTTGGGTCAGGAAGAACGCGTTTTCAAGAAAAGAATCCAACCCAGCAGGAACTGTTGGACATGATTATCCAGTCTTATAAATTGAGCCATCGAAAGATAAAGCTCCCAAGTAAACTGCACATAGTTTGCAGGAAACAAGACGGGTTCTCATTAAACAAAATAGGAACCTGTTTATGACGAAGCTTGCTCCAGAGAAAAACAACGGAAGGAATCTATGCGATGCCAAAAGTGTTTATCTCATATTCCTGGGAAGATGAATCTCATAAACAATGGGTGAAACACCTTGCGGATGAGTTACTAAAGAACGGGATAGATGCAACATTAGATCAGTATGATCTGGCCTTAGGAGATCGCTTGCCGCTGTTTATGGAAAAGTCAATCTCAGATTCGGATTATGTGCTTGTGATTTGCACCCCCAAATATAAGGAAAAGTCCGATAATCGTAAAGGGGGCGTTGGATATGAAGGGCATATTATATCTGGTGAATTGCTGTCTACGGGAAATGAACGAAAATTCATCCCTATTATTAGGAAGGGAACTGCAGTAAGCGCAATACCTAAATGCTTGTCAGGGAAGTTGGGCGTTAACCTCGTAGACGGCGGGGATTACGAAAACAACTTCAAGGATTTAATAACTACGATCTGGGGAGGAAAGCGTAAGCCTGCGCTTGGCGAAAAACCGTCCTTTTTGAATCAATCGTCGACACAAGGAATTAAGGAGAACGAGCCGCTTCACATTTTGGGTATTATTACAGATAAGGTCACAGTTCCCAAAATGGATGGAACAAGGGGGTCAGCCTTATATAAAATCCCATTCAAACTATCAAGTCGGCCTAGTCTCTTATGGACAAAATTATTCGTCCAAGCATGGAATTCTCCACCTAGATTCACAACCATGCACCGCCCTGGAATTGCTTCAGTAATAGGCGATGAGATCATCTTAAATGGAACAACCATTGAAGAGGTCAGAGACTATCATCGCGATACGCTAAAAATGTGTGTAGAGATAGCAAATAAAAAAGAGCAGGAAATTGTTGAGGCAAAACTGAAGGAAAAAGAGAGGGAAGCTCGCTTTAGGCAGGCGCACTACGATACCGTCAGCAAAATTGCAGATGATCTAGAATTTTAGACTCGACACTAAATTTGCTAGTCCTCGTAATAATACGCAGCCCATGATACAAAGCATCTCTGTTCCGGCAATACCAATATGCCATCTGTATGACCTCGCTGTTGAACCAGCAAGCAATCCCACACATCCCCGGTTTTACAGCTTTGACCGTTATTCTCTATAAACTGTCGGTCCGCCAGCATATCTGTGATGAAGTTTTCGTAGTCGATCCTTCGTAGTGTCACCGTTGCCACAATACGGTATGGCCGCTCCCGTTCTATCAAATGCGGAAACTGCAAATCTTCAAGCCTGCGAGGACGTTCCACAAAAAAAGCCCGTTTATTTATGTCCATATTTCTCTCTCCACGCAACTATTATGTACTTAAAATAAGTACACTCTGCACATTCTAACATGTACTTGAAATAAACTCAAATCATCTTCATTCAAGTACAAAGAGGTTAGAATATATGGAGATTCAAGAAAAGAGAGAAGGATAAGCATCTCGGCTTGCGCATCGATAGTGAATTGCACTTCAAACTGCACTACATTTCCCAGTATGAGGGACGTTCTGCCAATGGGGAAGTTATATATCTGATTCGAAGGGCAATAGAAGATTTTGAAAATCAACACGGAAAGATAGAAATGCCTTAAGAAAATACATTTCCCGGCGCAGGTAAGAGTTCCGTTACTATTTGGTCCAAACACGGACTCCAGGCGAAAAAGGATATCTATTTTGGTCGCACACTAAATTTGGCCGAAAAATAGCAGTTTCGAAAAAAGCCTGATTTTTCAAGGAAAATCGGCTCTCAAAAATCCGCGGATATCTATTTTGGTCGCACAACACAGATATCGGCTTGAATCGTTACGATTCAAGCCGATTTTCTTTGTTTTCGGCCTCTTTTTGCTCCAAAAAGTTCAGAGCAAAAAAGTTGTACCCTTACCGTACCCTTACCGCAGTGAAAATAGCCCAAAAAAATGGGATAAATACAGGGTTTTTCGGCATTGGGGTCATTAAATTCCGGGGATTTGCCGTACATATTCCTCCATCCGGTTTGCACTGGCCGTCTTCATGGCATCAGAGACATGCCCGTACACGTCAAGGGTAAAGGCTGCCGTGGCGTGACCCAGATTCCCCTGAACGGTCTTCACATCGTCCCCGTTTTGGAGAGACAGTACCGCGTAAGTATGGCGCAGATCATGGACTTTGGCGTTAGGCGCGCCGATCTCGACCGCGATCTTCTTAAAGTGGTTGTAGACAGTCTGCGGTTGCAGCGGTGTTCCGAAGAGCGTCGTGAAGGCCAGGGCGGTCCGATGCTCCGCCTCCGTCTGCCAGCCTTGCCAGGCAACGGAGGCGTCTTCCTTTTGTCGGATCTGCTGCTCATAGCGCTTCTTCATCAGTTCCATGACGTACGGAGCCGGCTTCAGGACGCGCCCCTTCCCGTTTTTGGAGGAAGCAAAGACGACTCCGCCGTCTCTCTTGGGACGCTTTTGCAGTTGCTTGTTGATACGAATCACGCCGCGCCGGAAATCCACACAGTCCCAGGTGATGCCCATGGCTTCCGCCTTGCGGACGCCGGACAGGAGGATCACCTTCAGCAGGATGCCGTATTCCTCATCCTCCTCGGCCATCTGCAGAAGCAGCGCGACCTGATCGTCTGTCAGCGGCTCGACCTCATGCTTTTCCACACGGGGAAGGATCGTGCCCACACAGGGATTGGATCGGATATAGCCATTGACGACCGCCACACTCATGGCCTTGCTCAGAACGCCGTGGGTATTCTTGATGGTTTTAGGAGAAATCCCCTGAGAGCCGTCCGGTGGCTTGAGCAGCCGATTATAAAACTGCTGAATATCCGTTTTGGTAAGTTTTCCAAGCGGAATACTGCCGAGCTGAGGCTTGATGTGCGTCCTGACACTGGCGCGATAATTCTTGACGGTCGAATACTTTTTATCGCCGCAGTACTCCTTCAGCCAAAGATCCAGCCACTCACTCAGCTTCATCTTGGACGGTTCGATATGCGTTCCGTCATCGATTTCCGTTACGACTTTTGCAAGCTTTTGCCGGACTTCCTGCTGCGTCGCGCCATAGATGGATTTCTGAATCTGCTTGCCGTCTTTATCGAAGCCGTTGGAGTAACGACCTTCCCAGCGACCGCCAGGGCGTCTTCGGATTGTTCCGGCTCCGTTGGGATTCTTTTTAGCTCTAGACAA